CGACAAAGTAGTGGAGAAAGCTTCGGAGTTTACTGGAGCCGGAGAAGTCGAAGGACCCGGCACAGGAGTCTCTGATTCGATACCTGCAAGGTTATCGGATGGAGAATTTGTCTTTACTGCAAAGGCTACAGAACAAATCGGAGAAGACAATTTAATGTCTATGATGAAAGAAGCTGAAGCTCAAGCAGATGAAAGACAACCAGCCCAAATGGGAGGTGTAATGGATAAAGATAATCCTAATCCTTTAGGAATGCAAGGTTCTATTCTTGATAATAGAGAAGATGACTATACTAATCCTATAGAACAACCACCTATTCGTGGAGCTGGATATAGAAGATAAAGCTACCCTACTAGCGTAGGCACTTTATCAAATTAAAAACCGAAAGGCTACCTTTACAATACAAGCCCTCTAGTCGACATAGAGCTACCTTGTAAACAAAGCCCCAATTAGGAGAAAAGAAAATGACTAATAAAGTCCAAAAAGAGGAAACGCCAAATCCTTATAATGAAAATAAACCTTGGCACAAAGGAGAAGATAAACCTTTTTTATCATCAGATACTATGTATTTTGAAGAACCTTCTGAAAAGAATAAGTTATTCAAATCAGATAACATAACTGAAGTGGAAGCTGAAGGAAGTGTTAATACTGAAGAACTGGAAACTAAAAAGAATACACCTTATAAGAAACCAGACTACAAAAAAAGATATGATGATTTAAAAAAACATTACGATAATAAACTTAACGAGTTTAAAACTAGAGAAGAAGAGTTAAAAAATCAAGTTCAACAACCTGAATATAAAGCTCCAAAATCTGAAGAAGAACTAGAAAAGTTTAAACAAGATTATCCTGATGTGTATGAAGTAGTAGAAACTGTTGCTCATCTACAAAGCGAATCTAAAGCAAAAGTTCTAGAAGAACGCCTTAGTAAACTCCAAGAAAGAGAACAACAATTAGTACGACAAAGTGCAGAAAAAAGGTTAGTAGAAAGACATCCTGATTTTGAA